CGATGACTGACAGAATCTCGTCCGCGTGCGAATCGATCGTGTCTTCCAGGTTGTCGCGGAGTTCGTCCACGGTCACCCAGCGGCGGGGGCGGTTGAACACAGACCTTCCGGCAGTGTCTGGGCGGCGGACGCTGTCCAAGCGAGGGTTGCCTCGACGCTCGACGCCTCGCGAATAGCCCACGACAAAGCCCCCCTCGACCAGTTCGTAGGAGGCGGCGGATGCCAGTTGCCCCGTAAAGCCCGGCGGCGTCTGCTCGCGAAGGATCGCCGACGCCCGCTGGGCCGCAGACTCGAAGGCCGACTCCATGCCGATCGTTGTCGGCAGGCTGCGGACAGCCTCGATCGCCTCGTCGAGGCCAGTCACCTCCACGGAAATCATTCCACTTGCTCCTTGCAGACGAGCCTGTGGGACTCGCGGTTGTTCTGCTCGGTCACCGAGACGATGTCGAGAACCCGGGCGGGCGACCGGCTGTTCCAGATCAATCTCATGCCAGCATGGAGGCCAGGGGCGTAGCGAAACTCGACCTCGTGAGTTGCCACGGTGTAGGGGCCTTGGGCGCTCATGAGTTCGTCTGTTCGGAGGCCACGCACGGCGGCCCGCCGCTGCATCACGGGTGACCAAGTCAGAATCGACTCGCCGTAAGCATTGGTCTGCTCCGTGGGCGACTCGATGGTGACAGACTCTCGCAAGTCTCCGGCCCGCAGAGTTCCGCTCATCGATACTGGCCCCAGTTGATCGCGCCGAGCATGGCGTCAACCGCCATCGGTACTGGGTTCATGCCTCCCTGGATGACGGCCTCGCGGTTCGCGAACCACGATCCGACCATCAGAAGAATGCAGTGGCGAGCGGGTGGAGGGATGTTTGCCACGGACTCGCCGTACCCCGCCCAGTAGGTGATCGTGACGTCGTTTTCGGCCCCTCTGGCGGTCGGCCAGGAGCCGTTCCATTCCGGACGAATGACTGCTGGAGTCGAATCGCGGTCAACGCGAAACGCCGTAAATGCCTGCTCGACGCCCTGCGATGGAACGAACGTCACGACGACGTCGCCGGGCGCGATCGGCGGACGGGGCAACTCGATGTCCCAGGACGGGAATAGGTCGAGTTTCAGTTGCCACTGAGACCGGATCAGCGTCCGGTCAGACACCGACTCGACGTAATACCTCGCCGCCGAGATCAGCGACTGGATATACAGGTCGTCGTCCGTGAAGTCTTGGTCGACCCTCAAGTGTTGCTTGGCTTCCGCCAGCGAGACCGGCTCTATCGCCGGCTCCGTGATTCGCTTGATGGAGCGGTACTTGAGCGTTGACCGGCGAACAAACTCGTAGTGCCTCACCGACGCCTCGCTGAGTGCTTACGAACAGCCCGCTCAACGTGCTGCGGAGCCGGGTCGTCTGTCGTCTCGACCACGACGTCCCGCCGCTCTGCCTCGACGGCGAAGGGGTCGGCGATGCCGGTTGCGATCCAGTTCTTGCCAGTCGGCTCGAAGACGTCGACGACGTCGCCAGCCTTGTGGAAGTTCCAGTCTTTCAAGAGTCGAACCTTCATGCTGCATTCACCTCAGACTGTGCTGCGTGTTCTGGAGAGCCCCAAGCCTCCGGTGGTCTCCTGCCGCCCGCTGCCCAGTAGTGATTGGGATACTGGTGAATCGCCTTGAGTCGCCGATCGGGCCAAGTGATGACCAACTCGGCGTGGCCGATGGCGACCTGGGGGCAGACAGCGAGCGTGTTGCCGCACTCGCGCCACGCTGCCCAAAATTGCATGTCGGGATCGACGCGGCCTCGCTTGCCCTCGCCAACGTCTTCCCAGCCGCCGTCTTCGTTTGGAATGCCGAGAAACCAGGGCTTCGGCAGGCGACGAAGAGCCGAGCAGCGGATCACCGTCAGGCCGAAGTGCGCGCTGTCGACGGGTTGGACGGGCTTCTCCCACCACTCCTTCGGCAGAGTCACTGTTCCCCGCTGCCCGTCCATGCCCTTGGGCATGAAGAGCAATCGCTGGTCGTCCCGCTTCGTCTGGAGAGGAGCGACGGCGTCGTAGCCAGAGACCAGCGCCGCTGAGACGAGACGAGACACGCAGTCTGGCTCGTACACGGAGTCGTAGTCCATCGTGATGATGAACTCGTTCCCAGTCTCCTCCTTGCAATGCTCGGAGAGAAGCCTGTACATAGTTTGATCCCAGAAGGCACCCGTCCCTTTGGTGATCGGGATGCCAAACTGGGAGAACGCCTGGATGGAGCAATAGAAATTGTCCATGAAGCCCAGGCGCGGAGCCGAGATGACTCCGACGATTTTTACGTCATGCTCGACGTTGCCAACAACAACTCTCATCCCAAGCGTCCTTCTGTGGGTGGAACGGCTTGGGCATCCATGCCCGACTAAAACCCTCCGTGGTCGAAGCCGTCCCTGGCCCCGCCTTGGATCAAGTCTCAGCCGCTGACGTAGTTGCTGACGCCGGCAGTGGCAGCGTTGTAGGGCTCGTCCTCGATCTTGCTGAGACGAGCCACCGAAGCCACCGTCGCGGGCTTGGCCGGGTTACCGACGACCGTCAGGTAACGCTTCCGGCCACGCATGTCCACGTTGAAGCGAGCAACGTGATTGCCCGTCGTGACACCGGCGACCGCCGTCACGGTCAGGCCCGGGACGTCCGTCTGGCCGCTGCCACTGACGTTGCTCTCCTGCACCTTCAGCAGGGTCGAGTAGGCCGCCGAGGTCGCGGTGAAGGTCGAGTAGCAGACGTCGACCGAGACGTAGTCAGCGCCGTAGGTGTCGATCTCGTGCGAGAAAGACCCGCCGTCGGTGGTGACGTTGGCAATCTTGACAGCCGTCTTGGTGCCTTCGAGGTGGTTCACTGTTCAGTTTCTCCAGTCAGGGGTGTTGAGGGTGGTTTCCGTGTCTCGACAACTCAGGCAGCGGCAGTCTTGAGAGCCACGATCGGGCCAGCCTTGACGTTGTCGCCGCAGTCGTGGGTGACGCAATCGAAGCGGGTCGTGGCGACCATCAGCGTGGCGTCCTGCTCCAGGTAGCGATCTTCGCTGGTCTTGATCGTCACGCCACGCCGAGTGGCGTAGATGCTCGACAGCGAGAGGTCACCGTAGAGAGCCTTGACCACGCCGGGGTCGGCGTCGACGGTGCTGGACATCGTGTGAACGAAGACCACCGGCGAGCCGAGCAGACGCAGTTCGGTCGGGGCCGCGAGGCTCGCGGCGGTGTTGCCGCCCGAGAGTCCCACGTTGTTGACCAGACCAAGCCGCTGGACGCTGGCCGCGAAGACGGCGGGACTCATGTACCACCGGCTTTGAGCCCTCGCGTAAAGCGGGAGCCGGCCGGCGGTCGCGATGAGGTCGTCGACGTCAAGAGTCAGGGCCGAAGTGTTGCCGGTGGCGGCAGTCACAACGCTGGCGTTGTGGTTGCCGTCGACAATCTTCGTGCAGACGCCCACCATTCCGCCGTGATCCGAGATGCCTGTTCCGACGAAGCCGACCGCGTCGACCAATTCCGCGATAGCCCTCGCCACCTCGCCGGTCAAATAATCGGCGAGCCCGATGACGGAGTCTTCAAGCAACTCGCTAGAAATCCGGTTGGCACAGGCCGCCTTCTTGCAGACCAGTTGCACCCGATCCCAAGCCGCGTCGCTTTCTCCAATGGCCGTGTTCTCGCCCACAAAGTAGGCTGCGAGGCCGCCAGTCCGTCGCGGAATGATGAGGGTATCCGACTTCATCTGAATGTTGCGAGCATTGGCCGGGAAGGCGCCGTACTCCTCAACAAGGACGATGATCTCGTTGAGAATCTCGTCCTGTACAAAAATACCCCCCTTGGAGTTCACGCCCTCGACCTGGGCGCGAGCCTCGACGCCGTGATCGGCACACCACCGAGCGGCGTTCTTGTCGCCGAGCAGCGTGGCCCGGTAATACTGACCGGCGCGATAGGCCCGCTCCTCAGCGTTCGGCCCCTTGAAGTTCTTCAGCCGGCCAGCGCCGGGGAGGTTGTGATAAATCTGCACTGATCGGCTCTCCTTGGCAGAGGTGCGGGAAGCGGGAGTGGACTTGTCGAGAACGGCCCGAAGTTCGAGTTCCTTCGCGGCGACGCCCTCGTAAAACTTGATCTTGTCGCGGAGTTTCTCGGCACGGGAGCAGAGGCAGCGGAGTTTCTTCTCCTTCTCCTCGTCGGACACCTCAGCGTCCTCGACCTCTTCCTCCTCGCCGGCCATCCGCTTCTTGTAGGAGGCCTTCTCGACCTCCTCCTCGTCGCCCTCTTCCGTTGGAAGGCCGCCGCGCTCCTCCTCGCCGTCGTCCTCGCCGTCGTCCTCGTCCTCGACCATGTTGCGGGCGTCGGCGGGCATCTCCTCGTCCTGGAGGGCGCCCATCTCGGCCAGCACGGCCGCGAGTTCGTCGAGCAGGGTCTTGACCTTGGCGTTGGCTTCCATCGTGGTTCGCATTCCTTGCTGCGGGTGTGTTGAATGAGCCGCAAAAGCGACTGACAAACTTCACACTAAACAAGTCGTGCGAACGACTGAAAGTAGCGCGTCAGATAAAAAGTTGTGTCACACAACCTTTTCCGGTCGCCGCCAGGAGCGGTCAGCAGAGACGATAGAGCGTCCCTGGGCTCCACAGCAGTTGCAACGAAGGTAGCGAACCTGCTCGTTGCCGCAGTTTTTGCTGGTTCTCGTCGACATTCGACCGACCTTGCACACGGCGCAGCGGTCGCCTGACTGAGCCATAAACTTAGCCTCGCCTCTTGGGGAGATTGCCCAAGACCTTCTCGCCGACAACCTGGGCGATTTTGGTCTTCTCGATTTCGATGCCGGTTGTGGACTCGATCACTGTGCCGGCAATCGCAGGGGCCGACGGAATCACAAATGCGGCCACCAAGGCACCGCCTGCGTCGACAGCAAGCGAGCCGCCGGCTCGAACGATCTTGGTCAGCACTGAAGTTGGCACGGCGTCGACCACGACCTGGACACTCTTGGGCGAGTTTTCTTCGGCGATCTTCTTGATCTGCTGGATGTCGCCTTTGGTCAGATTGCTTCGCCCAGAGGCCGGCTTGATCCGCACGGAATCCTTTGTCATGCGAACATCGAACTGCTTGTCGCCTTTCGCATCTCTCACCGAGAGCGTGACCGCAGACTTTCCATCCGCCTCGGCGATCGACTTCGGGCTTCCGCCCAGGCCCTTGACGAGTGACGCGACCTGTTCATCGCTCGTGCCGATCGCCTTGATCGCCTTGCCGGCCCGAGTGGGGCGCATTCGGTTATCGTAGAGCCCCTTCACGGCGCCGATCGCAGCCCCGGCGGCGGCGCCGGTGGCGACCGCAGGAGGGAAGCCGCCAGTCTTGCCGACGGCGGCCGCCGCGCCGGTGACAGCCCCCTTGGCGGCGCCGACGGCGACGTCCGTCGCTGCCTGACCGGCGCAGGTGTTGCCCTTCTGGAAGCCGCCCGAGCCGGTGCCGCAGTTGCGTCTTTCGACCTTGAAATAGTCCATAGGGTCACCTCGATGCTCGGCAAGCCACCAGAAGAACGCGCGAGAGTTGCCCGCGCGGTTGGCGGCTTTCTTCATTTTCAGAAACTTCTTGTAGCCCTTGGAGTCCTTGTCCTTCAGGTTTAGCGCGAAGTATGTCCCGGTGCCGTACTGCCTCCAGAACCGCTCCCCCTGCTTGGTCTCCATCAAGTCTTGCAGCGTCAGGTTCTTGCCGCTCCGGTATTTCTGCCACACCTCTTCGGTCAGCACTCCCCGATCGGGATGATCCTGTTGGTCGGCAATGTCAGAGAGTTTCCTGTCCACTTGGCCGCCCCAGCCCGGCTTCACGACCACGCCGTCCAGGCCGAACCGCCCCCAGAGCGCGTAGCCCCGGTAGGTGTCTGGGTTCTCGCCCAGATTCGTCGAGCCCCTGCCTCCGCCGGCTGCGTATGTGTAGACAGCGTCGACCCCTGCCTCCTCGGCGGCCGAGATCGCGTCAACCATCATGGACAGCATCTTCGAGGAGATTTGCCGCTCGATTCGGGCCCCCAGTTCGACCGCCGCTACTTGCTCTGGCGTTCGCTCTGCCTCCGGAACTTGCATCGCCTTGTGTCCGTCGACGATCAGTCGCTGGGTCGAACTGGTGACAGAGAAAAGGTCGAGGTGAAGCCCAGACCTCACCGGAGAGTCAAAGGCGACTCCCGATCGCGTGACAGCACTTGGCTGCTCCGACGCCTCGGAGAATCGCTCGATCTCTGTCTTGATTCGCACTGACTCGGCGAAGCCAGAAGCGGTCTGGTTCGTAGGAATGCCGAGCGGAACAGTGACCTCCGCTGAGACATATCCAGACCCGTCGGATCGGTGTGTACCCCTAATCCGCACCTCGGCGTCTTTCTCTCTGGCTCCCGGAGTCATCGCGATTGCCTGACTGAACGTCATGCCGTCGCGAGCGAGGGAGTCGAAGACCTTGACCGCATCTTCTGCGCCGGAAATCCAAACCTTCTTTGCGCCGCCGAACTCCTTCGGTACGTCCTCGCCGACGAACGATGCGAGGTCTGTTTCGGCCGCTTGACGACGGATCGACTCGGCGGTGCTTCGGCCGCCATCTCCTTCGTCCTGGCAGGAGTTGCCGGGGCCGAACTTCCCACCTTCCTGCCGGCCGCAGTTGTCGTCGCCGAACGACAGTTCCAACTGCCTGTCGCGAGCCTCCATGAAGGCCCGCAGCGAGGCAATGCGACACTCGAAGCCCCTCATCGCCTCGCTTCCAGAAACGCCCGCAGTTCGGCGGCCTTCGACGAGAGAGACCGCTTGTTCTTCTTCTTGATCTCTTCCTCGGCCTGACGATAAGCATCAGGCCCGTCGCTGCCGGCCGGAAACTCGTACTTCTTCGTCTTCGTGCCGTCGGGGTGCTGCCCTTGGACGTAGCCGCCCTTGCTGCTGTCGCCGACTTGCTTGGCAGTCCAGGGGTAGACGTCGCCCTTGCTCCAGGTCTGGACTCCGGAGCCGTCGTCGGACTTGCCGCCGGACTTGCCGCCACGGGCCAGTTGATCCGTCCTGGCTTTGTCGATGAACTCCTGGGCCTTCTTGTCGTCGCCCTTCTTCCACTCCATGTAGGGAGGCTTCTTCTTGCCGTCGCCGGCGACCTTCGTCGGCTCGTCGCCGGTCTTTCTCGGCTTCCGTCCCAGCAAGTCCTC